AAGATTCCAGAAGGGTATGCAGGATGGGTGATCACTAGATCGACCCTTAACAGAAACGGTCTCTTCATTACTAGTGGGCTATATGATTCAGGCTACCATGGAGTAATGGCTGGTGCACTTCACGTCGAAGGTGGCCCAGCTAAGATTCAGAAAGGTACAAGAGTGGCACAATTCTTAATGTTTGAAGCAGAAACACTATCATTGTATGATGGCGATTACGGACTCGGAAAGGAGCACGATAAAAAATATGGAAATTAATATTAAAATAGAAGAGTTGCAAAAACGTTCGTTGTTTATTGCAACACCAATGTATGGTGGACAATGCGCAGGTATGTTCACTAAATCAAGTAACGACTTATCTGCACTTTGTATGCACTACAAAATTCCTGCTAAGTTTTACTATTTGTTCAATGAGAGTTTGATTACTCGTGCACGTAACTATTGCGTTGATGAGTTCTTAAGGTCTGATTGTACACACATGATCTTTATTGATAGTGACATAGCATTCAATCCTAACGATGTTATTACTATGTTAGCAATGATGAATCATGAAGACCCTGAGTGTCCATATGACATCTTATGTGGTCCGTATCCTAAAAAGTGTATTTCATGGGAAAAGATTACTCATGCAGTTAACCAAGGTGTTGCTGATGAGGATCCAGAGATCCTTTCTAAGTTTGTTGGAGATTATGTATTTAATCCTGCAGAAGGTGGAAATGAAATCAAAATCAGTGAACCTGCTGAAGTGTTAGAAGGTGGTACTGGTTTCATGATGTTCAAGAAGTCTACATTGCAAAAGTTTGCAGATGCGTATCCTAATATGCTCTACAAGCCTGATCATGTAAGAACTCAACACTTTGATGGATCAAGAGAGATTACAGCATTCTTTGATGCAGTAATTGATGATAAGCAACTTAATGTTGCTAATGAACTGGAAGCATTTTACAAAGAGAATGCAGAAGCTACGCCTGAGCAGGTTTTAGAGTTTGTTAAAGACAAGACTACATCTGCTATTGAAGGTAAGAGATACTCTAATCGATACTTGTCTGAAGACTATATGTTCTGTCAGTGGGCAAGAAACATTGGTATTAAAGTATGGCTGTGTCCTTGGATGGAACTTCAACACATGGGTTCTTTTGTATTCGGTGGATCGTTAAAAGACTTAGCGTCCATTGGAGCTCCAGCAACTGCTGATCCTGGAAAGGTAGGCAAGAACAAAGCAATGTAAGCACTAAGTTTAGTGTTTGTATATTAAATGGAAATTATATTATGAAATTGAGTGAAAGTACTATTAACGTCTTAAAATCATTCTCTGTTATTAACACAGGGATTGAATTGCAACCAGGGAATGTGTTGAAGACAATCTCGCCTCAGAAGTCTATTATGGCTAGAGCTGAGTTGCCTGATACCATTCCAGCAGCTGGTTGTTTTTATGAGCTGCCTAGATTCCTAGGTGCACTAACTCTCTTTGACCAACCTCAGTTGGACTTCAATGAGAAATATGTTACTATCAGAGATGCCAAAAGAACTCTGAACTATACGTTTGCGGATCCGCAAATGATTGTTACCCCTCCAGCTAAGGAAGTAGAACTACCTTCTGTAGATGTTGAAGTCAATCTTACTTGGACTGACATTAACAATACTATGAGAGCAGCTAGTGTTATGTCCCTACCAGAGATTGCAATCACAAGTGATGGATCCACAATCAACATTGAAGCAATCAGTAGCAAGAATCCAACAGCTGACAAGTATGCAACTGTTGTAGATAACAATGCTAGTGGCAAGGTATTCAAGGCTGTGTTCAAATTGGAGAACCTTAAGCTAATGAATATGGACTACACAGTCCAGTTGTCCAGCAAAGGTATCGCTAAGTTTACTTCCATGAACAATAAAACATGGAAGGATGAGAAAGTTGAGATTCAATCTATTCCTCAACTGACTTATTGGATTGCAACAGAACAACATAGTTCATCGTTCGAGTAGGCCTATGCTAGAAAATTATCTTTGGGTGGAGAAATATCGCCCCGGTGTACTAGCAGATTGTATTTTACCAGACGAATTAAAGAATACATTCCAAAAGTTCATCGACAATAAAAACATCCCTAACTTATTGTTATCAGGATCTGCTGGTGTTGGTAAAACGACAGTGGCAAAAGCTATGTTAGATGAACTTGACGCTGACTACATTGTAGTTAATGGTTCATTGCATGGTAACATTGATACGCTAAGAACAGAGATAATGAACTTTGCTACAACAGTATCGTTTAGTGAAGGACGTAAGTACGTAATATTGGATGAGGCTGATTACCTTAATCCACAATCCACACAACCCGCTCTTAGAAACTTTATGGAAGAGTATTCTAAAAACTGTGGATTCATACTAACATGCAATTTCAAGAACAGAATCATTGATCCACTACATTCACGTTGTAGTGTTATTGACTTTACATTTCCAAGAAAACTAGCACCTAAACTTGCTGGTGACTTCTTTGTTAGAGTGAAATCAATACTCAACCAAGAACAGGTTAAGTATGATGAGAAAGTGTTAGCTGAGATTATTCAGAGACATTTTCCTGATTGGAGACGTGTTTTAAACGAGTTACAGCGCTATTCCGTGAATGGGATCATTGATACAGGATTACTAGCTAACTCCTCTCAGAACGCATTTAATTCGCTTCTAGCCCTGCTAAAAGAGAAGAAGTTCAGTGACATGCGAAAGTGGGTTGCACAGAACTTAGATAGTGATCCAACAAGTATTATGAGACAACTGTATGACCATGCCAGTGAGAAAATAGATCCAAAGTCTATACCTCAATTGGTCTTACTTATTGGTGAGTATCAATACAAGTCTGCCTTTGTAGCTGACCAAGAAATTAACTTAGTTGCGTTCTTAACGCAAGTGATGGCAGAAATCGAATTTAAATAGGAGACAATATGCCTTATGTAGAGAAGGTTGGTGTCGAGGGGGTCAAGGATCAGATTGATCAATGGTATCATGTGATGCATGATCAAAACCTCGATGGGTATACTTGTAGAGCTTGTAAGAGAAAAATTACTGAAGTACTGGAAAAAGCCAAACAAGCATTAGTAGATGCACCGGAGTATGTAGAGGACTAAGATATGAAAATCAAAGTAGCAATTATGGGATATGGGTTTGTTGGTAAAGCAACAGAATATTTCTTAAAAACTTATTGTCCTAATGTTACAGATATTCAAATTCAAGATCCAGCAATGGACTTATGGGTTGAAGATTGGGATAGAGTAGACTACACATTCATATGCGTTCCTACTCCTCAACAAGATCGTAAACTTGATATCTCATATGTTATAGATGCATTGAATAGTTGTTCTGGTAAGCCTATTGTAAGAAGTACAGTAGGACCTGAACAAGTCAATCATTTAAATAGTATTAAACGTATTATTTTATGGCCTGAGTTTCTAAGAGAAAAGACTTGGAAAGAGGATACTGATAACAGTACGCAAATAATTCTTGGGGTTGGATTTCACATTCCTAATGATCTGTTTGCTCTTTGTGGTAGAAGAATAAAAACTACTGATCTGATTGAAGCATCGTTATTTAAAATGTCACGTAATGCTATGTTGGCAGCTAAAGTAGCACAAGCTAATATGTTATATGATTTGTGTCAGAAGTTTGCAGGTGTTGAATATAACAATATCAAAGAACTTTTAATTTCTGATGGCACATTAGGTACAACGCACTTTGATGTTCCTGGACATCATGGTAGAGGATTTAGCGGTAAGTGTTTACCAAAAGATACGACGCACTATGAAAGCCTATTTAAAGAATTAAACCTATACACGGAAGTACTGGATTACAATGAAACCCTTTGATTTTGTTAACAGCATAAACTTTACAAAGAAAAATATGATGCGAGGTACAGAGAATGATGACCTTGCAGAGAAAAGTTATGTCCCATATTTAACAAATAAAGCGTTATCATATCACACAGACACATTATTATATGCAAATGAGATTAACCGTCTTCACTTTTTAGACAATAAACTTCAATATGAGTTTTACCTAAATACTCTTAGAAAAAAGAAAAGGTTTGCGAAGTGGGCGAAAGCAGATAGTAATGATGATATAGAAATGATTTCACAATATTTCAACTATTCACCATCTAAAGCTAAAATTGCTCTCACCATACTTTCGAAAGAAAACCTTGAAGAAATAAGAGAAAAGGTTACTCGCGGTATTGAAAATGATAGACATAACTAGCTTAATTGAAATTAAACTTAAGGATCCAGAAGACTTCCTTAAAGTCAAAGAAACTTTGACACGTATAGGTGTGGCATCTAAAAAGACAAACACCTTATATCAATCATGCCATATTTTACATAAGCAAGGACAATATTATATCGTCCACTTTAAAGAATTATTTTCGTTAGATGGTAAAGCATCTGATTTTAATCAAGATGATATATCAAGACGAAATACGATAGCGCTTTTACTAGAAGAATGGAACCTTGTAGAAATTGTTAATAAACAAATGACACAGCCAGCTGACAGTATAAGTTCTATCAAAATTATTCCACACTCTCAAAAGGGAGATTGGAATTTGGTTGCCAAGTATAACATTGGCAAACGAAAATAGGGTCAGGTCCATCCAACTTGGCCGGCCTGCGAGCGATGTTCCTGGCCCGACCTATTGACATTAACACACATACACACAGGAGGAAATTATGTCAACACCAAAATCTGGATTTGAAATCCGAGCAGACTTGTTAAAGCAAGCACAAGAACTTCTTCAAGATAATAAGTATAGGAAGATCGATTACTATCACGCACAAGTATCAAGAGCAATGGATCAAAAGGATGTGAACTATCCTGACTATCCTATGGATTGCTTGAATGGTATTAACTCTGCTGATATAATCACAGTTGCAAAACAATTTAACGAGTTTGTTAACGAAAAGTAGTTGATTTTAAATCTTATTGGGTGAGATAATATAAATAATAACGAGTGCTCATAAGAGGCTCGAAATTAAACTTCGCTTAGAAAAGGAGGAAACATGACAATCTACGAAGAACCCTTTGGTCGTTTCAGACCGTTTGGTATTGGCTTTGATGAAGCCTTTCGCCAATTAGATAAACTGCACGCAACTACAACAGGTAACTACCCGCCCTACAATATTGTAAAGGTGGATGAGGAAAACTTCCTTGTTGAAATTGCAGCTGCTGGATTCGCTAAAAGCGACTTTGATATCACTCTTAAAGATGGCTCATTAACCATCGCAGCAAAATCTGAAAAAGAGGATGCTAAAGAGTATATGCATAAAGGTATTGCAGCTCGTTCTTTTGAAAGAACATTTGCATTAGCTGAGCATGTTGATGTTAAAGGAGTATCTTATAAAGACGGTATTCTGTTGGTTGAATTATCTAAAGTAATTCCTGAAGAGGAAAAACCCAAGAAGTTCACTATCAAGTAATCAAAAGGGGGGACTACAATGTCCCCCACTTTTTATACAATCCTTTCAGTATTGTATCTACAGGTTGTGAACCCTTCATTGTGTTCAATGATGAACGAGGAATCTAAAGATCGTTTAACCTTTATTTTGCCTCTTACTTTATTAGGGCAATGTCTAGGATTGATTGGTACTCCCATGTAGATCCTTTGATCTTTCATGTGGAAGTATATTTTGTCATCTTTCATGATGACAATTTTATCTAAGTCTTTTGGCTTTATCTCGTTGCCAGCAAATGCTAAACTAGGTAAGATAAGCATTAATGGTGGAACAAGCCAACCGGCTAGTAAATATTGTATATGTTTCATATATACCTCCTATATAAGTATATATGTGATATATATCCTTGAGGAAATAAAAAATGGCAAAAAAAGAGAAAGAATCCCACTTATTGGTGAAAATAAATAGGGACGATAAGTATGAATTCTATGCATTGTGCAAAGAACTAGATACACACGCAAGTAGAGAGATAAGACGATTCGTGCGTGAATTTATTAAGGAGCATTCCAAAAATGGACATGAAAAAACTTAGAGAAGAGATTGAGTATGATGAAGGCGTTGTTAGCAAAATCTATCTTGATCACCTTGGTTATCCCACATTTGGTATTGGCCACCTCGTTAGAGAGACCGATCCCGAACATGGGCTACCCGTTGACACGCCTGTGTCTGAAAAAAGAATAGAAGAAGCATTCCAACAAGACATGAATTGGGTCGAGTCGGATTGTGTAAAAATGTTTGCAGAGTTTAGACAGTATCCTGAAGAGGTACAGAGAGTTATTGCAAACATGATGTTCAACTTAGGATTTACCAGATTGAACAAGTTTAACAACTTCAAAGCAGCAATCAGAGATAATGATTGGAAACAAGCTGCAGTTGAAGGACGCGACAGCAAATGGCATAAACAAGTCACTAACAGAGCTGAGCGTTTAATGGTAAGGTTGGAAAATGTCTAAAATGTTATTACAAGCACTTAAGAAAAAATTAGAAGGTGATATGGCAGTAGCTAGAGCCAATATAGAAGTCTACAAAAAAGATTCTGTTGGTATCGGCGAACACCCAGAAATCGTACAAGCTATTGAAATTGAACTTAGCAAGTACAGTGAAGCAGCAGATAAGTTAGGAAACTTAAATCAGATTTTACAAGAAACTGAACCAACATTTATTCAAGAATGAAAATTAAAAAAATTGAACACCATCAAATGGATATCATCCGTGAGTATGATTTAGATGAAGAATTGCTAAGTGAATGTAATCTTACAGAAGATGACGTTTATGACATAATTGCTGAAAGTGATGATGTTCCACCTGAAAAGTATGATGACTTTTATAATCTAATATCTGAAGCAGAACCAACAGACATTGAAGAGGATCTGTGGACAGATAGAAAAGGTGGTTATGATATCAGTTATATTATAGAGGACTAAATGCTAAAATGGCTTAACGGTGACGTTAGCGATAAAGGTAAAATAGGCATTACGTTTGGCTGTATGGATCTGCTACATGCTGGTCATGTAGCAATGTTAGCTGAAGCAAAACAAGTATGCGATTATCTTATCGTTGGATTACAGAATGATCCCTCAGTCGATAGACCTGAGAAAAATAAACCTATACAATCTATCTTTGAACGGCAGTTACAAATTACAGCATGTAGATTTGTTGACGAAGTCGTTGTTTATAATACAGAAGCCGATGTTCTTGACATACTAAAAACGTTACCTATTGATGTTAGAATCATAGGCAGCGATTATGTAGATAAAGATTTTACTGGAAAAGATTACTGCGTTGACAACAATATTGATATTGTGTATAATAGCAGAGATCATTCATTCAGTACAAGCAGCTTAAGGGATAGAGTTAAAAATTCATGAAGTTTTATACAAACATAGTTCAAAACAACAATGTAATTCTTGAACGATATATTGAAGATGGTGTACAGAAACAACGTGAAGTTCCATACATGCCTACATTGTTTGTTAGTTCTGTAAAACAAACTCCATTCAAAACTATCAAAGGCGAGAACGTTGAACCAAAGATGTTCAACAGCATTAGAGAAGCTCGTAATTACATTCAAGAGCATAACAACATATCAAACAAGCCAATCTATGGTATGCAACAATTTGCTTATGCATACATCAATGAAGAGTATCCGGAAAGAGACTTTGATGTAAATCAGCTTACCGTATTCAACTTTGATATTGAGACCAAGTCTGATGAAGGATTTCCTAACATAGCAGAAGCTGATAAAGATATTCTGTCAATTGCTGTAAGATGCAAAAATCAATCATACATTCTTGGTTTAGATGAATACAAGCCTAGCGGTGATGACATCTACATTAAATGTTCATCAGAAACCGATCTACTTCTAAAGTTCATTGAACTGTGGGTAAGATGTAACCCAGATATTATTACAGGTTGGAACATAGAGATGTTCGATATTCCTTATACCGTTAATAGAATTAGACGTAGAGTTGGCAAAGAAGCAGCAGATAGACTTTCACCTTGGGGCATGGTTAGAGATAGACATATTCCTACAGCTGCATCAAGAGCTAACAATGATGACACTCCTAATGCAAAAGATATTATTGGTGTCACGGTTCTTGATTACATGAATCTATACAAAAAGTTTACATACTCGCAGCAAGAAAGCTACGCACTAGATTACATTGGTGAAGCAGAACTAGGTGAAAAGAAATTAGACTATAGTGAGTACGGAACGCTCAATGAACTGTACAAACAAGACTATCAGAAGTTCCTAGACTATAACATCAAAGACGTTGTGCTTGTTGAACGACTAGATGACAAGATGAAGCTAATTGAGCAAGCATGTACAATTGCATACGATGCTGGTGTCAACTTGGTAGACTCGTTGACGTCTGTGCGTATGTGGGACGTTATTATTCATAACTATTTGTATGCTAAGAACATTATTGTTCCCCCTAAGGAACAAGTTGATAAAGATTTTCAAGTAGAAGGTGCTTACGTTAAGGATCCACAAACTGGATTACATAACTGGGTTGTATCGTTTGACTTAAACAGTCTGTACCCTCACTTGATTATGCAATACAATATCTCACCAGAAACGTACGTTAGAGATATTGGTCAAAGACCCACTGCAGATGAAATTATAGGTGGGCTATATAACAATGAAAACATCAGAAAGTATATGGACGACCATAACGTTACAGTATGCGGTTCAGGTGCCATGTACACAAAGGACTTCCAAGGTTTCTTACCTAAGCTGATGGAAACAATGTATAATGATCGTGTGAAATGGAAGTCACGAATGATCGAAGCAAGGAAACAATATGAAAAACAACCTAGTAGAGAACTTGAGTACGAGATTGCAAAATGCAACAATATGCAAATGGCTAAGAAGATCCAGCTTAACTCAGCATACGGTGCTCTTGGTAACCAGTATTTTAGATTTTTTGATACAAAGTATGCTGAGTCTATTACACTATCTGGCCAGCTTTCGATTAAGTGGATGGAGACTCACCTCAACAAGTTCCTTAATGCAAAGCTTCAGACGGAAGCAGTTGATTATGTCTTGGCGGTCGATACAGATTCGTTATATGTTACTCTCGACGAGCTGGTCAATCAATCGGGTATTGATACGACTGAAAATAGCAAAGTGGTGGACTTCCTCGACAGAGTGGCTACAGAGGTCCTTGAGCCGTTCATAGACAAGAGTTACTCCCAACTTGCAGATTACGTTAATGCGTATGAGCAAAAGATGGTAATGAAGCGAGAAGCAATCGCTCGTAATGGTGTATGGACTGGAAAGAAACATTACATCCTTGATGTGTATGATAATGAGGGCGTCCGATATGCTGAACCTAAACTTAAAACAATGGGCATGGAAGCAGTACGATCGTCTACACCTAAAATCGTTCGTGAAAATTTAAAGAAAGCCTATGGCGTTTTGTTACGTGAAGGTGAGAAAGCTCTTAGAGAATTTATTGATAACTTTGAGAAAGAATTTAGACAATTGCCATTTGAGGACGTGTCTTTTCCAAGAGGATGTCGATTCATTAAAAAATGGGAAAGTGCTTCAGACATATACAAGAAAGGTACGCCGATCCATGTTCGTGGAGCATTACTATATAACAAACTAATAGAAGAAAAGAAATTAACTAAGAAATATAATAACGTATTTGAGGGAGACAAGATTAAGTTCTGTTACATGAAGTTGCCTAACCCTCTTAGAGAAAACGTTTTTGCTGTTCCAATGGTACTTCCACCAGAACTACAATTGGATCAATATGTGGACTATGAGAAACAATTTGATAAAGCATTTAAGGAGCCATTAAATAACATTTGTGAATGTATGGGGTGGTCATTAGAAAAGCAGTTCACTCTTGATGATTTCTTTGTATAAATAGGACTATGGCAGAAAAAAACTTACATGACTTAAGTACTTTTGATTTTGGGTTTAGTGTTGTAGACGCTGACGAGTTGGATGCTGTCCAATCTGTTAAGCAAGAAGCTGCAAGTGCAGCGTCTACATCAGCTGAATGGCAAGCACAAGCAGAAGAGTGGCAGGCAAAAGCTAATGCCATTTACGGTGCTATTGTTCCTTTGTTAAACAATCTTCAATCTAATGAAGAAAAGGAATATATCTATTGGCCTAATCGATCTGTTAAGATTGATCAGTTTAAACTAAAACTACAACAAGTATTGAATGATTAATTACTTAGCTATATTTGCATCATTGTGTGTGGCAACAGTTGCTGCATACTATTCTATCGTTGGACTTTCAACAATATTTTCTGGTGCATTTTGGTCAGTTGTGATAATGGCATCAGTACTAGAGTTCGCAAAAATTATCACAGCAGTTTATGTTCATTTACGTTGGAGTGACATAAACAGAGCATTCAGATATTATTTAACTGCTGCAGTAATTGCTTTGATGTTAATTACGTCATTAGGTATATTTGGTTTCTTATCAAAGGCACATATAGACAGTCAAACAGCATCAGCAGACAACTCAATAGCAATTGAATTAATTGATGGTCAAATACAAAGAGAACAAAAAGTAGTAGATTACGTTGACTCTCAGTTTAATCTCTTAGATAATGCATACGAGGAATGGATATCTAAAGGATACATTACGAGGGCACTAAATGAGCGAGACAAACAATCAGAACAAAGAGAGCAACTTAGTGGACAACAAAATCAAGCTACAGAAAAAATTAATGAGCTTGTACTTAGAAGATCTGAACTCGAGCGAGAAGCTGTTAGACAGGAAGCTGAAGTTGGCCCAATCAAGTATGTTGCAGAAATTGTGTACGGTGACGATGATGATCGTATTGATGATGCTGCTCGTGTTCTTATCTTGGTATTGATATTTGCATTTGATCCGCTAGCGCTTTTATTGTTACTAGCAAGTACATCTGTAATTTATAAAGAGAATAACCACATTCCACCTATCATTGATGAAAGTGATATAAATGATTTAAGGGAAGGTACCGCCGTTTCTGTTAAAGAAATAAATGAGTACATTAGGAAAAAAAGAGAATACTTCCCTAAGAAAAAATAACTGAAGGACATTATGTGTAGCGTTGAAGGCTTTACTGGTAAGCATGATTTTACCATTGAACAATTTACAAAATTTAATAAATGTAGAGGACCTGATGATACAACGTATTTTCAAGATTCGTTATTATCATTAGGGCACAATCTACTATCGATATCACCAAATTCTACTCCAAAACGACAGCCCTGGATATGTCCAGGAGGACAAATTCTTACATGGAATGGTGAGATTTTTGGACTAGAAAATAATCAATTTGATACAGAAGTGTTTGGTGAAATTATATCCAAGTACTCTATTGCTAAAATGAAGCATAATATTAATTGGATGGGTGCAGGAGTTATATACGACCCAGCAAAGTATCGTCTTACATTGTTTAGAGACCATTTTGGAATTAAACCTTTATACTTCATTGAGCATCAACAAAATATTTTCTTTTCTTCAACAGCAAGACCGCTATATGCAGTACTTCAAAGTAAAGGAATTCAAATCCAAAAGGACAAAGATCACTTTAGATCGTTTCAAGCTAATGACAGACATATGTTTGGCATGTATACGCCCGTAAATCGCATTCAAAGATTGGCGCCAGGTCAAGTATTGGTATGGGATGTTAGAGAAGGTAAATTTGTAGGAGAAGACAATCTCTGGGGACAAGATCCTAAAAAATGGAATCTTCGTATGAATATGAATTGGATCCCTGAGAAATTAGAACAAAAGTTTGTAAAAGGAATAACAGAAGTATGTAATGCGCCTGGAATAAAGAAAACTATTTCGTTAAGTGGCGGTTTGGATAGTACGTTGATAGCATCTATTGCAAAAGATTTAGATAATATAGACGTCCAGACAGTTAAATATGAAAACTTTACTCCTGAACAAGATGAAACAATCAACGAAAATATGTTCTTTGAATGGGACCTTGCTAAAAGGACAGCAAAGAAATTTAATCTTCCATTTCATACAACCAAATATCCGTATGATAATAATAAAATAGTTAAGTATGGACAATTTGCACTGTCTATTCCTCAGTGGGACAGAAATAGATGGACAACAAGATTTGCAAACATAAGAGCAGCTGCAGATAGAGGATCTAAAATATATATTGTTGGAGATGGTGCTGATGAACTATTGACTGGATACAACGGTGATTATGATTACTTTGTGGAAAGAAAAAGACCAAGGATGAATAAAGAAATCATCGATGAATATGCTAACCGTGATTTTAAATGGTGGCACCTTAAAAGAGTTACGCCGCATTGGTTGTTTGGCGATGATGTAATTAACAATCGTTTGTTTACTAGAATATTCCAGCACGTTGATTCTTTCTGTACGACAGTAGATCATATGTGTGGTAATTTTGGAATGGAAAGTAGAATGCCATTTTTACATCAAGAGCTTGCCAAATTTTTGTTAAAAATACCAGCGGTTGATAAGCTCCATGTTCCGTTTAGTTATAGTGAGAATCATAGACATATGTACAAAGGTCATTATAAAATAATGATACGTGATTACATGAAAGCATACATTCCTATGCATATTCGTAAAAGACATAGCAAGATAGGATTCTCTACTCCATGGAATGCGAGGGACGATGCAAGAAATCAAGCGTTAGCAAAAGAGGATTGGAGATTATTACAGTTACAAGCAGAGAAGTTTTTTAACTTTGATGTTGATTTTAAAAATGAATGGGACGATAATAGCGAATCAGTTAATGACAGTAGAATTACTGTAGACCTAAGTGGAGATTAGTATGGGTGAATTTTTTAGAAATTTTGTTGAGGATCTTAAGGACGAGGATACTTCTATTGCATCAGATGGTTTAGCTGCTGGTGAGTTTAGTGGCACAATAGATTCTGGTTCATATATCCTTAATGCATTGTTAAGTGGATCCTTGTTTGGTGGTATTCCTAACAATAAAGTTACTGCATTTGCAGGAGAATCAGCTACAGGTAAAACGTTCTTTGTGTTAGGATGTGTAAAGACATTCTTAGAATCTAATCCTGATGCTGGCGTAATGTATTATGATACTGAAGCAGCTGTTACTAAGGATATGATGGAAGCAAGAGGAATTGATACTTCTCGCGTAATCATTTCAGAACCTCAGACCATTCAAGAGTTTAGACATCATGCACTTAAGTCTATTGACCTGTATGAAAAAACTCCTAAAGATAAGAGACCTCCATTCATGTTTGTCTTAGATTCTTTAGGGCTACTCTCTACTACAAAAGAATTAGAAGATATCTCTGAAGGTAAAGAAACTAGAGATATGACCAAAGCTCAAGTAATCAAAGCTGCATTTAGAGTACTTACACTTAAACTTGCAAGAGCTGGCATACCAATGTTAGTAACTAACCACGTATACGAAGTAATTGGAAGTTATATTCCACAGAAAGAGATGGGTGGCGGTACTGGACTTAAGTATGCTGCAAGCACGATTGTGTATCTCGGCAAGAAAAAAGAAAGAGATACCACTACAAAAGAAGTTGTTGGTAATATTATCAAAGCAACTACTTACAAATCAAGATTGTCTAAAGAAAATGCTACAGCAGAAGTTCTGTTAAGGTATGACAGTGGTCTTGATAAACATTATGGACTTATTGAGTTAGCTATTGAAGCTGGCTTATTTGAAAAGAATGGGTCTAGGATTGTGGCTAATGGTAAAAGCGTATACGCTAAAAACATTCTTGGTAGTCCAGAAGAATATTTTACTACTGAAGTCCTCAATGAACTAGACAAATTTGCACAGGAGAAATTTAGTTATGGTTCCGGATCCCAAATGGCATCTGAGGATATCGTTAGTGAAGAGTCTGCTTAGAATAGCAGCTGGATTTGCATTAATCGTTCACAACTTTCTTATTGCAGGCGTACTATTCATAGTCGCTGAAGCATTAGGTATCCTTGAAGAGCTTGTATGAGTATAGCAGATATTAAACACAGAGGTCTTTTTAGAGTAGATTTATTACGAATAGTATTAGATTTGCCTCACAAAGAGATCTCTGAGTATCTTATTGAATCTAGCAAAGATTGGGAAAGGTATACAACATACCATGATGCTAAATTAAATAAAAAAGTGCTTGAAGGTATGCCTGGATATCAAGATATGATTAATGATATCACAAAAGCATCGCACGAATTTGTTAAGAGAACCAAACGTAAACCATTCATAGACGATGATGACGTATTCATATCTGCATGGGTAAGTATCTATGATGAACACGATCAACATGGTTCACATTTTCACCCCAAGTCTCTTATAGCTGGAACATACTATCCACAGACAAGTTCGGAAAGTTCTGCCATTACTTTAGAATCTCCGTGGACTAATTTTACAAGTCATGATACAATACCATTTGAGGAGTTGTTGTTTGACTATAAACCTAATCCTGGCGATATGTTATTATGGCCAGCGTGGTTGAACCATAGAGTGTCACCACAAAAGAAATCAGATACAAAAAGAATAGCAATTTCATTTAACATAGATTACCAGAGATATCATCAATGATTGAGAAACAGATACTAGCAGGACTTATTAATGATGAACAATATACTCGTCAAGTTCTTCCGTTCTTAAAAGAACATTATTTTGGTCAAATAGATCAAAAGCTAGTATTCAAGATTATTACTCAATACTTTGAGAAGTACAATGCACTACCTAAGAGAGAAGCGCTATCAATTGAGATAGAACAAGTAGCAGGGGTAGATGATAAAACCATACAAAGTGCATTACAGACTGTTAACGAATTACCTACGACGGATGTCGATGAATGGCTAGTTGATCAAACAGAGACTTTTTGTCAAGATAAAGCAATCTACAATGCAATCATGTCTGGCATTGAGATCATAGAGAAGACCCCTGATAATAAAGGACAACTTCCTGGGCTATTGCAAGAAGCATTGCAAGTGAGTTTTGATAACAGCATTGGTCACGATTTTATTGATGACGCTGATAGACGATATGAGTTCTATCATCAAGAAGAAACTAGAGTTCCTTTTGACCTAGATATGATGAACAAAATTACTAAAGGTGGATTACCAACAAAAACGCTTAATATTATCCTAGCAGGTACTGGCGTAGGTAAGTCATTGTTCATGTGCCATTGTGCAGCAGCTAACATTACAGAAGGCAAGAATGTATTATACATCACAATGGAGATGGCAGAAGAAAGAATTGCTGAAAGAATTGACGCTAATTTATTAGACGTAACTATGGAAGACCTCAATGTATTACCTAAGTCAGCCTACGATAAGAAAATGGCAAGACTAAAAGAAAGGTGTACAGGTAAATTAGTAATTAAAGAATACCCAACAGCAAGTGCAAATGCTAATCACTTTAGACATCTGATTCAAGAACTAAGAACAAAAAAGAACTTTAAACCAGATGTAATATATATTGACTACCTCAACATATGTGCATCGTTTAGAATTAGAGGAGGCGCAAATGCAGGATCGTATGCCATTGTCAAAGCGATTGCAGAAGAATTACGAGGACTGGCTGTGGAATGCAACGTGCCAATCATCAGTGCGACACAAACCAATAGACAAGGGTTCTCAAGCTCTGATATTGGTTTGGAAGATACGTCGGAGTCTTTCGGTCTACCGGCAACAGCTGACTTCATGGTGGCACTCTCGCAAACAGAAGAACTTGAACGATTAAACCAATACATGGTCAAGCAGCTTAAGAATAGATTTGCTGATCCAGCTTATCATAGAAAATTTGTTGTTGGTGTAGATAAGTCTCGTATGAGACTTTATGATGTAGAGCAGAGTGCTCAGAAAGAAATTATTGATGATACGCCTTTATTTGATAGAAGCGATTCGTCAAAGAACTTAAAAAACATATTTGACGATTTTAAATGAAAATATTAACAACATACCTAGGACATGAATCTAACATAGTAACTTACATAGATGGTAAGATTACTATCTTTGAACTAGATAAACTTTTAGGTGAAAAATGGACAAAAGTAGCTACTAAACCTGTAGTAGAAATTTGTAATATATTTGAACAGGTGTTTGATATTATTGGCACTAATTCATTTGATCTTTGGGTTAATGGATCCATTGGTGATGAAGGGAACGGTAATGGAGACGTATGGGCTACTAAATTCAAAAAAATCATAGATTACAAGAGACATATTAACGGCCCTGGACACCACTTATGTCACGGTTTCAGTTCTTTTTATCAATCTCCGTTTGAAAAAGCATTTATTATCTCTAGTGACGGCGGAGGTAATGATGGCGTATTTAATATGTACAGAGCAGATAGACAAAATGGCCTTCAATTATTTCAGCGAATAGATAGGTTTGATTTTGGAACAATCTATGCTCTGTTAGGATGTTTAAGTAAAGAGATTACTGATACTACTGGACATTATTTAGATGTAGCAGGTAAAGCAATGGCATTAGCTAGCGTAGGTCATGATCGTAGTAGAGATGCAAAGTTAAGAAATTTTATTCAAGACTTATACACCGGACAACCTTTTAGTAATTTTAATGCATATGTTGGTTTAAATAAACAGGCCCACAACGTTAATGTGGCTGTAGGCAATCATGTAAAAGCTAAATTCCAATCTATAGAAGATAACAGTTTATCAAGACAAATCTGTGAAATAAGTCAGACGCAACTTGAAAATAAGTTTAATTCAATAGTCACTGACAGATCGTATGAAATATTCTCTCGATACGATGGTAATCTAGTTCTTACTGGCGGTGTTGCAATGAACGTTGTGAACAATCAAAAACTAAGAGATAAGCAAGGTGTTGATTTATTTGTTCCATGTAATCCTAGTGATAGAGGTCTTGCGTTAGGACTATTGTATTGGTATCTACATTTGACTGGTATGGAAATTCCTAGAGGTTCACAACACTATGCAGGACCTCCATTAATAGCTGATGGTCCTATTGATCCATCTAAAAGAAAGACATCAATCAAAACAATTGCAAACATGCTTAAAAAAGGTGCTATCCTTGGTGTAGCAGAAGGCAATGGTGAAATAGGAATGAGAGCTTTAGGTAGACGATCAATCATTTGTGATCCAAGCATTCCTGGAATAAAAGACAAAATTAATGCTGAGGTCAAAGGAAGAGAATGGTTTAGACCATTTGCACCGATAGTATTAGAAGAACACTTAGATGGATTCAAGTCATCCTCATTTGATAACTTAGAATATATGGCTTATGCTGTTCCAGTAACAGATGAGTTTGCTGAGAAGTATCCTGCTGTATGTCATGTGGACAATACAGCCAGAGTTCAATTGTGTGATGATGAAGATAGCACAGTATACAAAATTATGAAAGAATTGGGAACACCATTGCTAAACACCTCTTTCAATATTCAAGGGCAACCTATAATTGCTCGAGAATCAGAGGCATTTGATATGTTAAACAGTGGCGTCTTAGACGGCATTGTCGTGAATGGTGTCCTATATAAAAAACCTAAAAGTGATAAATAAGCGTAGTTCTTGTGAGACTCAGTGGGGACTGGATCTAGAGGCAAGTGTTTAGTCAAACTAAGCAGATGGAATTGACGGGATTTATCGTGGGGTTCGACCCGTCCAAGAACACTTAGAAGGTTTTTTAGAGGTGCCAAATTGGCACCTTTTTTTTCGTTTGAAATTTGTGATAGGAGTGTGTTGAATAACATCAACACTATTTACAATCCTTAACTTTTGGGGAATTAGCTGTTGACTTCAAATCAACAATAGGAGATAATAGTTGTATAAAGTAAAGGAGTAAATATGTTAGAATACAGAATCTTAGGAAACCAACCAGAACCATCATTAGTGAATGAGGGTTTAAATATCATCGACTTTGAGGTTAGATGTAAAGACGAAGAAATCTTTGCAGTAGGTAAAGATATGATTGAGCAATTTGTTGCTCTTAATCCAGAACTTGAAGGATGTCAACTTTACATTGATGATCCAATGACTGTTGGATTATATCCATCACATGACGAAAATGGTGATATGTACCACGGAGTTGATAACCCATCACCATATAACTTTGATACACTTGTTCAATCATTAGAAGAAGTTGGTTTTTATGGCAAGTTTGCATCATATAAACAAATTGGAAAAATTGTTGACCTAAAATCAATAATTTAGTATAATAGTTGTATAATTTAAAATAGTAAGGAGAAAATTATGAATTATAGTGAAAATGAAATAAAAAAAGTAAAAGAGAACAGAGCTAATTTTTATAAATTGCTTAACGCTTTTATTGTTAGTAAGGTAGAAGATAACGATGGCATCTATACAAGTGCTAAGTTATTAGATGAAGTTAGATACAGTAAAGACGCTGCTGTAAAAGAACTAAAGGACGCTTATAGAAATATAACACTTCCTTTTGGCGGTCCAATGTATAGAGACTTTGTTGACTATAGTGACAGATATTGGAACAATGTTAACAGAGCTGCTGAGTTAGGTGGATTTGTAATTCAACAAGCTAGCAACATGAGAAAGGCTTTTGTATCTGAACAATTAGCTGAAACTGGTGTTGACGTTAATAACTATTAATAGGATAATATTGATATGAATGACGCATTTGAAACACTAAAAGATGGAATCTACAACCAGATGGCTTCTAATCCAGAAGCTCTGGTTGAGGCGTTTTGCAGAATGACTGACGGTCAAATTCAAAGGTTTGCTAATGCAGCTTCTGAAAAGAAGATTGCAGTAGCAATTGAACACGCTCTGCATGCTGCAGAGTTAGATTTTATGGTTGGAGAAGATTAATGGCATTTAAACCTTATCGCAATACCAAGAACGACATGACGTTTGATCGAGCTGATGCAATGGCTCGAGGTAATAAGAAAAAGCTAGAAGAGTTTTTTCACAACTGTTTTGTTAAACTACATTATTATGGAAAAGAAGACGAAGCATTTTACTTTGAAATGATTCGCGACCACATCAAAGATGGCGGTGATCTTGATCCAGATAATGTTTCAATGATTTTAGGATTATGAAGTTAGATAGACATTTCTTACCATTGTGGATCACAATATTCTTTATGCTGTTTCTGTCAATCCATGAAGCAAAAGCATATGATGAGAATGAAGACAGGTTTTGGCTCGCTATGAATATGTACCATGAAGCGGGTAACCAATCGGATGCTGGACGTATTGCAGTTGCGCTGGTGACGTTGAACAGAGTTAACTCTTGGGGTTGGCCTGATCAAATCGAGCAAGTAGTAACGCAAGGTCCAACATACGTTAACTGGAAAGGCAATGTATTGCCAATCAAGAACAAGTGCCAGTTCAGTTGGTACTGCGATGGTGAGCCAGACGAACCTGAAGATAGTAAGACTTGGGAAGAATGCCTCAAACTTGCTAACATGATAATGGATGAAGGAATGTATGATTTTACTCATGGATCCACACATTATCATAGTGATAAAGTAGACCCATATTGGAATAAGCACTTAGTGAAGGTGATGGTTATCGATAACCACATCTTCTATAAATAAGTGCATGGCATATCTAAAACTGACAGATTCAGGAAAGAATTTATCTCAACAAGTCTCCTCAAACGGAGATTACAACGGGATGAAGCGTATTGATATCATTCAGAAGAAGATAGATGATGGAAAGCATTTTACCATTGGCGATAAAGAAGGTGGTAAGAAGATTGAAGGTCTTGCATACGATACAAAAACAAACATGCTCACTTATAGAGAGCCTGGCAAGACTGAATTCAAAGAAATAAAAATTACACAAATCTTTAAAGATCCAGATTTTGGTGGTGGTAAAGGAAGTGGCGGTGGAGCAGATGATACGAAGTATACAGAATCACTGCAATGTTACTTTTGTTCGTATGTCTACAATGTGGTTGGAAGTACGGTAACAAGTTATAGCTTTGAAGACCTTGCTAAGGGTAAGCAATATGTTAAAGCAAGTGAGACATTAGAGAATTGTTTAAAGAATGGTCCTAAGATATGGATTGAAACGGACGTTTATTTGAAGACAGCAAACGCATTGATAAAAAAATGGAAACCAACTGGTAAGACATATTTCCACAGAGGTTCTCCATTTATGGATAAAATTTACAAAGCAAAAGCTGCTTGCCATAAATTAGACAAAAAAAGTGAAAAGTCACAAGCACCAGGATCGTTTAGTAATGACAAATGGAATCCAGGAGACATTTGGGCATCAACACTACAACCACAAACAGATCCTTTAAAGGATTATGCAACAACTTGGGGTCATCTTAATAATAGAGTAGAGCAACTATACAAAGACAAACAGTTATTAGGAATCTCATTAAAGAAAGTTGAAAGAGATTCAGCAAAAATAGAAGAGTTCAACAAACAAGGAACAACTAAAACACCAGTCAGATTTGTTGGAATGAAGTTTGGATCTACTGGTGACTTCTTTTCATCTATGGACGGATACATAGAAACAGATAAAAGTAAAGTTCAGTTTAGATCGTTCAGTGGTGGTACTTCTAGTTGGCAGGGTGAGATTAAAGGTGGTGCAGCTGCTGGAGGAAAGATTGGCGGTGGTAACATAGACTTCTATATGAAAGAGGTGTTTGGAACTGGATTATACCCATTTGGTGATGAAAGAAGTACAGTTAGTTATATGGATTCTGTACAATTCATGAGTGAGTTTTATGATCTGTATGCAAAAGTAAACAACAAGACACAAAACTATAAGCCTTTGAAACAACCAAAAGAGTTTTTAGCTGAGCTTAAGAAGATGAACGAAACAGATAGAGCTAAGTTTATGTTTTCAAAATACTTAGTTCTTAGAATGTATAGTGCATTAGATGATGCTACTACAGTTAACAGAGACAAATTTGCAACCAGATTTTTCACATATGCGTTAAGCGCTACTGATCAGTCAAGTTTTTTTATTAAGGTATCATAATGGCAAAGAATACACACATGGAACATTTAGAAGATGCTATCTTCAATCTTGGTATTGAAGGTACTCGTGAATCTGTGAACTTCTTAATCCAAATGAGAGAAACATTAAACGGTACTGCTCAAAGAGCATTACGTACATCAGTTAAGTGGGACGGTGCACCAGCTATCTTTATTGGTGAACATCCTGAAACAAAACAATTTATTGTAGCAAAGAAAAGTTTATTTAACAAGACACCACTTTACTATACAAGTATTGCTGAGATAAACAGAACTACAGATTTATCTGCTGAACTTAAAGGTAAGTTTAGAGAAGCATTCAATGGATACAAAGATGCTGGGATCAAAGGAATCATTCAAGGAGATTTTCTATGGGAAAACAAAGACCTTAAGAAAGAGACCATTGATGGAGAAGATGTAATTACATTCCATCCAAACACTATTGTTTATTCTGTACCAGTATCATCAGAATTAGGACAAAAAATTGCCAAGTCAAGATTTGGAATTGTATGGCATACAACTTATAGCGGATCCAGTATTGAAAAGATGCGATCATCTTTTGGTGTAAGAATGCCTAAGCAGCCAAGAAACGGTGTACAGTTTGATGCAATGTATAATGATGTATCAGGATCAGCATCTTTAACGATGAAAGAGTCAAACGAACTTGCACGAACATTGACTACTGCAGGACAGAATTTCAAAAAGGTGTCAAGAAATACATTTGATATTATAAACCAAGAAGAAATCTCAATGATATGTAAAACTTACGTTAATACATTTATTAGAGGTAATCGAATGCCTCCTGCTGGAGAATTAGCATCAGGTCTTGTACCTTACATTCAAGCTAAATTCTTAAAAGAGATGGACACTAAAAAGACGCCTAGAGGAAAGAAAACTGTCCGTGAGAGAATGATGAGAGTAGTTAAACCTCTTCAAAGCGTAGGTGGCCAACAATTACTACACGTGTTTCAATTGTATACAAGTCTCACACATGCAAAGAATTTATTAGTTAAAAAATTAAACAGTGCTAGCTTTATTAAGACTTTCCTTAAGACTAAAGATGGTTGGAAAGTAACAGGTCAAGAGGGATTTGTTGCTATCGACCGAACAGGAACTAAAGCAGTCAAGATGGTAGACAGACTTGACTTTAGTTATGCCAACTTCAGTCCGGATATAATTAAAGGTTGGCAGACAGACTTACGGAGATAATTATTATAAATAAAGATAGGCGATATTCCAATAGAGCCTCGAAAGAGTGGAATGTTAAACACAAGTTAGCCTACGGGAAACCTTATGCCAATTGATAATCAACCAATAGCTGGAAAAAGTCCAGGAATACATACAGGAGCTCCAGGAGTAGTTACTCCTCCACCTCCATTAAAAAAACCTAAAAAAGATGGCCTTAAATTAGAAAAGCCATCTAAGAATCTTAAAGATATCGTCGATATCAATCCTACCATGAAAGAAGCAGCAGAGAAACATGCTGTAATGACATTTGGTAGAATGAATCCTCCTACAACAGGTCACGAGAAACTTATTCATAAAACACATAGCATTGCTCAAAAGCATGGAGCAAAAGCTCATATTGTTTTATCTCATTCTCATGATGCAAAGAACAACCCTTTACCTCAAAAAGATAAAATTAACTATGTTAAGAAAATCCACAAAGGAGTTCATGTAACAGGATCCAGTAAAGAACACCCAAACTTCTTATCACACGCTAAGAAGTTACATCAAGCAGGTCATGATCATCTACACGTTGTAGCTGGATCTGACAGAGTTGGTGAATATAAAAGAGTATTAAACAAATATAATGGTCACCCAGATCATTATAACTTTAAATCGATCACAGTACATAGTGCAGGTCAAAGAGATCCAGATAGTGAAGGCACATCTGGTATCAGTGGTACAAAGATGAGAGCTCATGCTAGAGCTGGAGACCACAATTCATTTAAAGCTGGCCTACCTAAGTCATTACATGGTGATCATAAAAAAATTATGTCACACATTAAAGAAGAAATAGAGAACGCAGAATTATTAGAACAGTTTACGGATGAAGTAATGGATCAATTGATTGCAGAAGATTATGCAGTCGAAGAGATGATCAACGAAAGAGTTATGACGTTGTTACAAAGACGTAAAGCAGCTCTTAAGATGAGACGTCTTAGATTTAGAATTGCTCGTGCTAGAAAACTTAAAAAGAAAAGAATGGCAACGACGGATATGTTGACAAGAAGAGCAAGACGTCAAGCAAGATCATTCATCAGAAAAAGAATTGCAGGTAAACAAGGTGGTGATTATGCAAACTTATCACCCTCCCAAAAAATTCAGATAGATAAAAGAGTAGAGAAAAAAGCAGCATTCATTACTAAGCTCGCAAAAAGATTGCTGCCTAAAGTTAAACAAGCTGAGCTAGCAAGGTTAAGAAGTGCAAGAAAACAAAAAGAATCAATCGACATCAATCTCGATTTCACAAATTACCTCGCCGAACTTCAAAATGGTGGGTCGACCAGTGTTAATGATAGAGGGCAGCAAGAAGAAAAAGCTGTCAATAACTCTACAACAAGAACAGAAGAAGCTAATCCTAAGGTAGAACAATTAAAAGATAAGCATAAGAACGAAGCAGAAGCTATCAAAAAAAGACATGCTATTGAAAAAGAAAAGCTGAAAGCACAAATGGCTAGATCAAAACAAGCACAATTAAGAAGAGAAGCTAAAGAAGTAGCTGAGGCAGTTGATGTCATGGTAGATGCTTTGGCAGCATTAGAAGAAAAAGCATCAAAGGCTAAAGTTGATTTAGATACTATGTTCGTTGAGTTTGTTGAAGGATATACGAATCCACATGGACAACAAACACCACAGCAAGGTGGATTTGCAAACGTAAACAGACTGATTGCTGAAATGTCTCAAGCAGAAAAAGATAAAGCAGAAGACATTGTTAAAGGCATGAAGAAGAATGCATCAGATTTTAGAAAGAGATACGGTAAAGATGCCGAGTCTGTAATGTATGCTACAGCTAATAAAATGGCTCAAGAAAACGTAAAAGAAAGTTTAAAAGATTGGTTTGGCAAAGGTAAGAAAGGCGATTGGGTTCGTGTAGATACTAAAGGCGAAATCAAAGGCGATTGTGCAAGAGAAGAAGGAGAAGGTAAGCCTAAGTGCATGCCAAGATCCAAAGCACATTCAATGAGTAAAGATGATAGAGCTTCTGCTGCAAGAAGAAAGAGAGCAGCGGATCCTCAAGCAGATAGACCAGGAACTGGCAACAAGCCTATCATGGTTAAGACTCAGAAAGAAGAATCACAGCAAGTAGACGAGATATCAGCAAAAACATTAACCTCGTATAGAGATAAAGCTACTGCAGATAAGAGTAGATTAAGAGATAAAATGCATCAACCAATGGGAAAAGATAATTCTAATTGGGAGAAAAACTATAACAACTTACAGAGAAGAAAAAAAGGTATTGCTACTGCTAATCAAAAACTAGATAAAGCTATTAAAGAAGCAAATAAGCCTAACGATCCCAAGTTGTGGGCATCTAAGAAAGCAGCTGCAAAAGCTAAGTTTGATGTTTATCCAAGTGCATACGCAAATGGATGGGCTGTACAACAATATAACAAAGCAGGTGGCACTTGGAGAAAAACTAACGAAAGTTTAGAAAACGTACATGAAGACAAAAGCGAAAAGACTAAGAAGCTGACCCAACTGTTCAGAATGGGTCTAGCTAAGAAAGGCGAGCTTCATACAATGCTGCGTATGTTAAAAAGAGACGAAGATGCATTAAAAGATCCAAAGTTACGTAGTAAAATGTATGAGCTTTTAGATAAACTAACAGACATAGTAACTAAGGATGGACAGATATTTGTTAAAGTCAGACAAGCTGTTCAAAAAGATAGAGATGACTTACAGGCTGTAGAAGAAATGTTAGCACTTGAAGGTGTTATTTTAGGAGTTAACAAAGCCTTCGAACAGCTAAATATACAAGAGGATATGTCAGGAATGTCTGTGTCATCTGGTCATAAAAGATCAGTTGCGCAAGGTGCAGGAATGACTAAAAAGGGCGTGAATGCTTATAGAAGACGTAACCCCGGAAGTAAATTACAAACAGCGGTGACCACTCCTCCTAGTAAAATGGATCCAGACAGCAAGCCAGCTAAAAGAAGAAAGGCTTTCTGTTCAAGATCAAGAAGTTGGACTAGTGAGAGAGGTAAAGCAGCTAGAAAGAGATGGAATTGCTAATATGAAAAATTTAACACATACAATTAGAGACTTGCTAGAAGGTAAAGCAGTTGTAGATCCTAACAAAGAGGATCTTGCTAAACTTAAAGCAGTTGCTAAGGTGAAAGATGAGAAAGAAGTAGAAGAAAAATTAGATGAAGTGTTAGAGTATGGTACTCAACAAGCTGCTAATCAGTACGCTAAAGATACTCCTGGCCAGACACCTGGTCATGAGCCTAATCCTGTTCAACATCAACATAAGCCTAACCTAGCAGTTGACGGTGTTCCTGTTCCTGGCGGACAAATCAAAAAGCCAAACTTCGATAAAGATGCTGGTATGGGTAAAGTAACAGCTAAAGAAGAAGTAGAAGTTGATGAAGGTTTTGGCGATATGGTCAACAAAGTCAAAGACAAAATTAAAAAAGCTGCTGCTGATGTAAAAAACTTCAAGAACACAGATACAGCAGCACAAATCAGAAAGAACAAAACGACTTATGGCGTGAAAGTTGAACAAAAAGAGGATGTAGTTAATGAGATTCTTGACAACTTAATTAAAAAGTATAACCTTCAAGAAGCAATGTCACAAGCACAAAGAGATGCTATGAGAGATGCAGCTAAAGAATATGGCAAGCCTAAAGTCGACCCTGCTGATATAGATCACGATCACAAGCCAGAACCTAAGAAAAGAGGAAGAGGTGAAAGAGACCTTCCCCATATTACAACTCAGTTAAGAGGTGTTGTTGATATGGGCGATAAGCACTCTGGTGTAAAGTTTAAAGACGGTAAGACAGTTAAAGTTCATCCAGATCACGCAAAGAGTTGGTTAGCAAAACATGACAGTTCAAAACCTGCTCATAAATTAGCAATGTATAAATCACATGATTCACATAGTGAGTTCATGAAGCATAAATAGGATTACTATGAAAAAGTTTAGAAATTTTATCGCAGAAGAAATGAGTGTTACTTTGAAGCAGCACGGAAGTACTTCGTATAAAGTGCATGCTGTTGGTTCTAAGATGAAACAGCACGGTGGTTTTAAAGTAGGTGATACTGTTCATGATCACCACATTGATGATCTTCACGACTCAGGCATCAAAGTAAGATACCATAAAGAATCTGTTGATGTCAAGGAAGATTACTCAAAAGGTGATCCTAAATCAAGAGCTGCTGTAGAGAAAAAAGGCTACAGTCATGGAGAAAATGAAGACGGTGATCAACATGGTCAGCATAGAGCATCCCATGATGGTCAACATCACTATGCTTCTTTTATATCTGGAAGAGAGAATGAAGTACACCACTACGTCCATGACGAGAAGAGTGGAAAGACTCATGTATTTGCAGATCACGAGAAGACTCCTTCTGGCGTAAATAGTAAAATTAGAGCATCAGTTCAAAAAGCAAACAAAGAACACATTAATGAAGCCATCGAAAGAAAGGCTGATGTCAAAATGATCATGGTCAAAGATCCTATTACAGGCAGGACAGTTCTTAAAAAAGCACCAAGAAAAGAGATTGAAATTGGTAAAGGTAAGATGGAATCTGTCGAAGTAAATGAATTGTCAAGCAAGACAATGAAGAACTATATCAGAAAAGCTGCTTCTCCTGTCGATAAAAGATCAGTTGGAAACCAAGCATCTAAAGGAGCATACAAGTTAGCTACTTCAGATGATATGGATGCTGGTGAAAAAGAAGATAGAAAATCATTCAATAGAGGTAGAGGTATTCAGAGAGCTGCTAAGAAACTATACAGCAGAACTACTGAAGAGACTGTTAATGAATTATCAAACGACTTAGTCGATAAAGTAGCAAAGAAAAGAGCAATTAAAGTTGGAAGCTCTATGATGAAAGCAGACGGCGACAGAAGGGATCCCGAAGTTCAAAAAGCTATGGCCAAAAAGAAAGCAAATGATTCTTTAAGGTTTAATAGAGGCGCTCGTAAAATGGGCGAAGACTATTCAGACAAAGAAGTCAGAATGGGCAAGGGTGTTGCATTTGATAAGAGATACAAAGACGGTAATTACTCTGGTGCATATAAAACAATTAACAAAATTAAAAAAGGTTTGGCTGATCATCCAAAAGTAAAGGATGCACTCAGACGAGCTAACGAAGAGTTTAACAAAGGAGAATAACATGGCTGATATTTTTGGCACACAACCGAACAAAGCTACACAAGCCATCATTGATGCAGCATCTAAAATTTTAATGGGTGTCAAAGATGACGATACAGCTAAAGCTCAAACAGAAGAAGAGCATCCTGCAGTAGTTCATGCAGAAGGAATGTCTTCTAAAGAGAAGATGAAGAAAGGACTTTACAACAGTATGGATCCAGTCGGTAAAGAAGATGGCGACATCGATAACGACGGAGACAAAGATGAGTCTGATAAGTATCTTCACAAAAGAAGAAAAGCAATTAAGAAAGCAATGGCAAAAGAACAATTAGAACTTCCTGATTATGTCATTGAAGCAATTGAAGATGCACTAGTCGAAGACGAAACTTTTGAAGTGCAACTTGATGAAGCAGAAGACCTTGACGCTGCAGCTGCAGATAAAGCTCTACAACACGACTGTGCTAAGCACGTTGTTCATAAAGAGCATGGTGAAGGACAATGTGTACCTGGAATGCACACATTAGAAGAAAATGAAGATGGTACCGGATACGTTACACATTACGATGTTATGTTTAAAGAAGGCATCGTAGAGAATGTTCCTGTTGAAGAACTAGAAATCGTTACTGAGATGAGCCATGGTCATCCCAGAAAAAAGAAATAAATAGAGTAAACGGAGAAAAAAATGGCACTTTGGGGAAACAAAGACGACAAAACATCTGACGGTACAGTTGAAGTTGCAGCTAACGGTTTAGTTACTGGTACATCTACTGTATTTGATGATCAAGCTAAAGTTGGTGACTACTTAGTCGTAAACAGCACAGTTGGTTTTATTATCAGTTCTATCACTTCTAACACTGTAGCACAAGTTGTTTCAGCTAAGAAAGGTACATCTGTTAATGCAATCTCTGCTGGTACTAACTACACGTTGAACGAAAAGCCTATTTCTGTTTCATTTGCTGAAGCTCCTGATACAAGCACAACTGGTGATCACACTGCTGTGTTTGGTGTGGATACCACTGAGCAAGGTGTTACTGATGCTGTACATGCTGGTTGGGTAAGAAGAACTACCAAAACCGATATGCATGGTACATCAAGAGTAATGCACGAAGTGCTCGTAGCTGGTTCATCTATTTCAGGTGACGCTGCAGACGATACAGAATTTGCTGATAGTTAATAATAGGAATACATAATGCCAAAACTTACTGAGCTCACTGCAGCCAATTCACTAGCTAATAGTGACTTACTTGTTGTAACTACAAACACCACAGGAACCGCTGTTTCTAACAGCGTTAATGTGGCTACGTTATCAGCAGCTCTAAGTGCGGCAACTCCTATTATCAAAACTTTGATTGGTGACGACGGAAACGTCGTCGCATCAAACACTGCGACTGAAGTTACGTTGGCAGGTGGTACAGGTGTTACCACTAACGTCAGTGGCAATACAATAACATTTAATGTCAACTCGGCAGCACTTTCAAACACTATAACATCTATCGTAACGGACAGCGGAACAGTAGCTTCAGATAATGGAGAAGCATTTGCTGTGTCAACAACAGGTGCTAATGGTGTTATTATATCTGCTAGTGGGAATACAATTACATTCTCATTCAATCCAAATACCATCAACAGTTTAACAGATTTGTATTCTCCGCATTATCAAGATGCGGGGTCACTCCCCACTGAGTCGTCACTGTTTGATGGACATTTTGTTGTAGCTGGTAGAGATCTATATCATGGTGCAAATTCAGAATTCATTAGAAACATAAACGAAAATGATAGTGGTGAAGCTCTCAAATCTCACGTTAAATTTGTTGTGTCTGCTAATGGTTCTGGTGCCTATAATTTTAGTGGCGGTGGTGCCACTGGGTCTGATAATGAGGACATTTATGTCTATAAAGGGCTAACGTATCAATTTGATGCCACAAGTCTTTATTCTCAGCATCCTATTGAACTAGAATATGCTAACGGCGATCCTTATGATGTAGGAGTCGTAGATAATACTGACGGTTATATTTTCCTTACTGTAGGTCAAGCAGCCGCCAATTTGAAATACCAGTGTACAAGTCATTCAGCAATGAACGGAAATATTATTGTTGTAACATAGTTGTACGCTATACATAAATATTATTATGGAAAAAATTGACGAATCTAATTTTATATTATACGCTGCCCAGTGTTATGATAACCCTCAATGCATGGATGAAACCGAATTCTTCGATGATCTAAAAAGATTTAAATACCTCAAACGGTTGTTTAATAAATACCAGGAGACAGGAGAATTAAAAGAACGGTTAATAATTAACCACTTAGTTGTTATCTACAATTTGTTTGGTGATGGTGCAACAAGAATGTTGTTCTTTAAATTAAAGGACCATCATGATATCCTTAAACCTTTTTTAATCTTACTATCAAGATTACCTGAAAGAGTTAGAGGAATTGGAATAGAAGGCAAAGAGATAATAACTAGTGACATAACAGACGATTCGTATGTTGTAGACGTTCTTAGGAGTATCTAATGGCAAGCACAAGCGTAGTAGATTTATTTGTTGTATACCAGTTTATAAAGCGTCTAGCGACCCCTTTTAACAAATGGGATGCATATAAGTCTGGCGTTATTGATGAACGAGGTAACATTCTAGTTAAACCTGGAATGAGAGATAAAAAACAATTAGACTCATTTAAAATCTTTGACGTGATGATACTCAAATTGAAAAGACTATTAGAAAAAATTCCTGGTGGTAAAACAAGATTAGCAAGTTATGCAGCAGCATTGTTCCTAGTAAAAGAAGATTGGGAACATAAAACTGAAACTCAAATCCTTACCGAAAGCAACGATACGTATATTGATTATCTCAGACTATACAAGTTAGACACGTATGCAAGAGCATTAGAAGAAATGCCTACTAATAGCGCTGGAAGTGGAGCTATTGCTGGTATGGGCGTGAATGGTCCTAATGATGTCAAAGTATCTAAAAATAAGCAGAAAAAGTATAAAGAGCAAAACAAAATTGATGCTGCAAACTATCATGCCGGTATCAAAACATACGTTAACAGAAGATTTGGAGCAATGTTCTAATGGCAGCAAAACACATATTAAAAGCAACAGAGCACGAAGTTGTAATAAAAGTATATGAGACAGCATCAGCTGGTAACACTCATGATATATCACTATCAACTGATCTTAAACTATCCTCAGAAACATTTGATGCAAGTACTGCCAACGTTACTATTCAAGAAATATATTGGGGTGCTAAAAAAGACAAACAGATAGACCTCACCAGAATAGCTGACCCAGTAGCTAATACTGTTCACGGTCATTATTATTTGATAAACGGTGGTCACTATAACTTTGTAGGATTTGTTGATGACGTATACGCAAACAGCGATATAAGAGTAACAGGTGACGGTCCATTCCATGTAATCCTCAAGCTAAGAAAGTCAGGTGGGTATACAACATAATGAAGAAGTTTTGGTTATGGTTAAAGTCATTATGGTCAACAACTTATACAATACAAGTGTCATACGATAACGTATGGGGCAATGAGGACGATAAGATATACAAAGGCGTCAAAAAGATTCACAAACAGAACTTTAAAGAACTCCATTTCACAGACTCAAACAAGAACTTAGTAGTCATTAGAGGATCTAGTGGCTTAAAATATATAATAGAGGTAGAATAATGTATCAATTTTTTATAGGTATCATTCTTGTGTTAAGTCTCGGAAGCTATTGGCTATATGACCAAAACGTAACACTTAAAGAGAATAACGTAAAATTAGAATTTGCTGTAGAAGAACAGCGAGCAGCATTTGATGCTATGAAAGAATCGTATGAGAAACAAGGTGAATCATTACGACAGTTATCACAAGCAAATGCAAGAATTGAAGCAGAGAAAGATCAATACTTAGACATTTTTCGAAGACATAATTTAGATAAACTAGCTTTAGCAAAACCTGGGTTAGTTGAAACAAAAGTTAACAATGGAACTAAAGGAGTACTGGAGGATTTAGAAAATGATAGCAAGAACATTGCTGCTATTGACGACACTGCTAACAATTAGTGGTTGTTCAATATTTGGCGAAAAGAAAGTAGAGATTGTAACAAAGCCAGTCAAAATTGATATAATTCAACCTACACTCCCAAGAGAGATGCAGCTAGGGGTTCCTAATGTATACGTTGTATCTGAGGCTATTATAACTAATCCATGTAAAAAAGTATTACAAGAAGATGGATCCGAAAAAAGACCTAAAGCATGTGATCAATCAGAAAGAGAAAATCCTGAGTGGCCTATTGGATACACATACTTAGATAGATTCCTGGATGAAATGAAAACTCTTAACGATGGTAGCGTAGTATTTGTCGCAATGACTATTAAAGATTACGAAGTAATTTCAGCTAATATGCAAGAGATTAGACGCTATGTTAAAGAGTTAGGTGAGGTGATAGTTTATTATAGAAATGTTACAATTAATGACAAACCAGCCGTAGCTATCGAATCGGAAATCAATAAATAGATCCAGGAGGATCTATGATTTCATTCATACTTACAATACTTAAAAATATTGTTCTTAAGCTAGCAACTACGGGAGCATTCTCGTTTCTACAACCATGGTTACTAAAGGTAGATAAGTGGTGTGAAGATAAGCTAGGTATTGATATCATAGTGCAAGACCAAAAGTTCCAAGATAAATATCCTCTAATCGCAGAAAGGATTAGACACCTTGAAGCAGATAGTCATCCACCTATTTGTTTAGAACAATTTGATGGATATGCAGACCTTGTTAAACGAATAGAAAAACTAGAGGGTAAGTAAATGGCACAGGACATAGATCACTTATATAAAGTCATTGATAAGTTAGATACAGCAATAGAAAAATTGTCCGATGTGTCTACCGACATTAAATCTATACTAGCAGTTCACGAACAAAGACTTGATCAAACTGAAACAATTATGGAAAGACATTTTGTTCAAATGGATGCAGTTCACAATAGAGTATCATCTCTAAGAGACGATATGAATGCAACTCAAAAAGAACTTATTGAGAAGATTAACGACATCAATAAATGGCGCTGGCAGATGATGGGTGCAGCAGCTGTTATTGCTGCTTTAATTTCTATGATTAGTGAGATAATGCCTGCATTGAGTTGACCTGTAACGCACGTTACTGTATAATTGTTCGTTATGGAGTGGTTACAGCGTAAGTATATTTTATTATTATCTAGTCAGCTAGAGATGTTTAAAGAGAGGAACGGTGCGTTCAACTTTAGATGTCCTATCTGTGGTGACAGTAAGAAAAACAAATCAAAAGCTAGAGGATACTTTCTTAAAAGGGATGGAAAGTATCACTATCATTGTCACAACTGTGAAGCAAATAGAACAGTTGAGAATTTTATTAAAGATGTTAACCCATCATTACTTCATGAGTACAAGTTAGAATTACTAAAAGAAACTAACGATAGTACTAGATCCCTTCCATCAGCTGCAGACGATGCTGCAGACGTGATGAGTAAATTTCAGAGTAAACCAACTTTCTCGTTAGGAAGTAAACCTCTGAGACAATTGAAGGCCATTTCTCAATTGCACTACGATCATCCGGCAGTTAGGTATATCAAGTCAAGAGGGATTCCTTCTAAATTACATTATAAAATATTCTATGTCCCTAATGGGTATCAATGGGCAAAGGAATGGTTACCAGAGAAGTTTACGTTGGATTGGAAAGGAAAGGATCCAAGAGTAGTACTTCCATTGGTAGGTAAAGATAAAAAATGCTA